TCTGGAGATTGGTTCTGGAATGTAGCTAGAAATATGCCTAAGCCTACAATTAAGCCAAGTGATGTTGATTCTCAAAGAGAGTGGGGCGACAAAAGAGACATCCTCAAGTACTTAGGAGAATAGTTTTACCATTTATCAATTCTGTTTTATATTTATTGCATGAACATCCTAGAACAAGCAAACGAGATCATCTATAAGAGATCTGAAGAAAAGGCTTATTTTTGCATATTTATAATAAAATAATATATGCACTATGTTTATGAAATACAAATAGGACCTAATAAACAAATAGGATCTACCTCTTACATAGAGAAAAGAATGTCTAAGCATAAAAATTCTCTAGAAAAAAATTGCCATTGGAATTATTATATGCAAAATTCATTTAATAAATATAAAAATTTTTCTTATACTATATTAAGTGAATGGAAAACTAGAAAGGAAGCTTTTTTAGAAGAACAAAAATTATTAGATTCATTTTATGGAAAATATGGATATATGATGCTTTCTAAAAAAGCAGTAGGAGCTTCTCATGATTCTGAATATATTAAATATTGGAAAAATAAAAAACTTCCTTTTGATATGAAGAAAAAAATATCTGAATCTCAAAAAGGAAGAAAATTGAGTGAAGATATTAAAAATAAAATATCTGAATCACTAAAAGGAAAAACAAAATCTGATGAAACAAAAAATAAGATGAAAGGACCAAAATCAGATAATATGATAAAAAAATTATCTGAGTACTCTAAAAATAGGTCTATAATTCACAGACAAAATTTGTCAAAATCTAATATTGGCAAAAAATTATCTGAAGATACTAAGAAAAAAATATCAAAAAGTCAAAAAGGAATTAGTAAATTAGCTAATGCTAAAAGAGTTTATCAGTATAATATAAAAGGAAACTTAATAGCAGAATTTGAATCTGTAGCTAAAGCTGCTAAAGTATTAGGATTGTCTATATCTGCTATTTCAAATGCAGCAATTGGAAAATCAAAATCAAGTGCCGGTTTTATTTGGAAATATAAAAACTAAAATATGAATAAAAATAGTATTTTAAAACAAGCTCATGAAATAGTAGATCTTAGAAATGAAGAAAAAGAAAGAATGTATGGCCCATTTTCAGAAGGCATGCAGAGAGCCTCTATGATTATGAAAGGCATGACTGGTAAAGATATATCTGCAGAAGATATGTACGCTGCATTGGTTGCGTTGAAATTATCCAGGCATTCATACTCTTATAAGCAAGATAATCTCTTAGATGCTTGTGCTTATTTAGGAGCATTAGATAACTATATTAAAGAAAAAAATGATTTACAAAATGAAAGTACAAAAGTTACGAAACGTAAAGACCCCAAATAGGGGCACAGAGGCATCAGCAGGCATCGACTTTTACGTACCAGAAGATTTTGAAACGACTATACTTAAATCAGGTGAGTCAATTCTTATTCCTTCAGGCATTAAAGCGCAAGTTCCTAGAGGTTATGCATTAATTGCATTTAACAAATCAGGCGTATCTGTTAAGCAAGGTCTATCAGTAGGTGCTTGTTGTGTCGACGAGGATTATACTGGCGAGATACATCTGCATATGATTAACACATCAAATAAAGACCAAACTATTGTAACTGGCCAAAAATTAGTACAATTTATATTAATACCAGTAGGTTATTTAGATGTGGTAGAAGTAGACGAATTACAGGAAAGATACACAACTAGAGGAGCCGGAGGATTTGGTTCAACTGGACTATAATATGACTAAACTAGACACAGTATTTATAAACATAGCAAAAGAAACCTCTACTCTGTCACACTGCGTCCGATCAAAAGTCGGCGCAGTTTTAGTTAAAGATGGCAACATAATCTCTTTTGGGTATAATGGTACTCCATCTGGAATGGATAATGCTTGTGAGAAAGATGATGTTACTCTAGCCCATGTTATTCACGCAGAGTGTAATGCTATTTTGAAAGCCGCTAAAACAGGCAACTCTGTAGATAGTTCTACTTTGTACTTAACACTTAGTCCTTGTTTAGACTGCTCTAAACTTATTTTGCAATCAGGAATAAAAAGAGTTGTATATTTGAATGAATATCGTAACACTGAAGGCATCAACTTTCTTAAACAATTTATACAAGTAGAACAATATGGAGAATAAAACTTATCCTACCCCAACTAGTGCATTCGAGAATTTGTTTCACTACATCATTGACAAAGGTGAAGACTTTGCTAATACCAAAGCTATATTCAATCAGTCATTCACTATTCAAGATCCTACACAAAAGGCTATCAAAACTCCAGTCCGTAAGTTCAACCAAGATTATGCAGAATACGAATGGTGTTGGTATATGAATGGTAACAGAGATGCCAAAGAGATCGGTGAACGTGCTAAGATATGGAATCAAATGATGGTACCAGGTACAACTGAAGTTAATTCTAACTATGGTTACTTCTGGAAGTATAACGATCAGCTAAACCGTGTTATTAACGATCTTAAGCTTAACAAAGAAACTAGACGTGCTATTATTGTACATTACATTCTACATGAGCTTGATAGATACAAATATGATACACCATGTAATGATGTACTTAACTTCTATATCAAAGATGATAAGTTACACATGACTGTGTTTGCTAGATCTATCGACCTTGTGTTTGGCTTCTGTAATGATCAATATACATTTGCTAAGCTTATGGAGTTTGTTTCACAGAGAACAGGCTATCCTGTAGGTCAAATGCATTGGTTTATTACCAATCTTCATGTATATCCTAGGCATTACGAAATGTTTAAATAATAATTATGTCTCAACAAGATAGAAGAGGTTTTCTCAAGATGCTATCTATGGCAGCCTTGGCGTGTGCTCTACCAGAGCCTACAGAGCGGCTGACACTACCACCAACCACTAGCAATGCTGATATGCGTATTGGTGTAGAAAGTGTGGAGAGGATAAGAATAACCTCTAGTGGATATATTATGATTCATTCTAGAATAGATTCAGGAACAAAGCTATGCATATAAAACTATGGCACAACAAACATCAGTAGATTGGTTAGTAGAAAAATGGGCAATACAAGGAACATTACATAGTTCAGACTTAGAACAAGCCAAACAAATGGAGAAGGAGCAGATAATAGAAGCAATTATGTATGCTTTGGATGAAGATGGCCACACAGGAGATTGGAAGATTAAGTTTGCTAATGATTATTATAAAAAAATAAATGAAGGTTATGATATTCGAAACAAGACTACAACGAGATTTTTTGGAGACACACCTCTCTAAGCTTTCTAAAAAGACATATAACCAATTTATTTGGTGGAGGCGTTATCAACAGAGGCAAACTCTGCATGATAAAAGGACTCTATATGAAAAGATCGTAAATGGCGACTACGAGCATTCAGACTATTACTATCAAGCAGAGCATGAGAATTATCTTCTTGAAGATGTTACAGAGCATCTAAAAGCGTATGAAGATAAGCTTGATAAGATCAGCCTATTCAGAACTAGGTACAAAAAGCTTCATGAAGACTATCTAAAAGAAGAGACTGAGATCATGAAGAAGATGAAGAAAGACTTCCGTATTACTTTCAAGATTGCAGAGGAAGAGCTAGACTCTATTATGGAGACTTTTGATGGTACTACATTAGAGCTTTATACACATATAAAACAGCTAAAAGGTGAACAGTCTGCAAATCGTAAACCAATGCCAAAAGTATCATTATCATAGTATATTTGATTCAAATACAGCATATTAGAAAAGATACTAAAGGTATCCCATATTTATAATATATGGATATGTTCCCAGAGATATCGTGGCCACACTTTTCCCAGCTTCCACAAATAAAGAAGCTACCTCTCCAAGAGCAGATCTATAGGTATAATATTCTTGTTGAAGAGATCTGTGCTATGAAAATGCACCATTCTATGAAAGAGTGCGGAGGTATATCAAAGACAAAAACAATAGTGTCAGAAGGATTTTTACAACAAGAAAACTTGTTTTACATATTACAAGAAGACGGATCTAAAATTTACGTAACAGTAGAAATATAATACCATGCCAGATTTACCTATATCAGGATTACCTAGCCTATCTATACCAGAATCGACAGACGTTTTTGCTATTGTTAATAATAGCATAACAAAGAAAACAACATTTCAAGCTGTAGGAAATGCTGTATTCAATCAAATATCGTCTTCAGTAATACTACCTAGTCAAACAGGTTCTTTTGGTGTAACTAGCTATTATGGGTCTTTTTATCATACTGCTTCTTTAACTAACCCAGTTGCATCAGCAGAGAATACAATGTCTTTTAGTACAACTGATTTTGCTTATGGAGTTAGTATATCTGGATCTTTTAAAGACAAAATAAAAATACAAAATGCCGGTGTCTATAATATACAATTTTCTACTCAGCTAGATAAAACTACTAGTACAAATACCACTGTCTATATATGGTTAAATAAAAATGGCACAAATATTCCTGATTCTAATACAGGAATTACTTTAGGTGGTGGATCTAATGATGCATCTGTAGCAGCTTGGAACTTTTTTGTATCTAGTTCAGCCGGGGATTACTATCAATTAAAATGGGGTGCAGATAGAAATAATGCTAGAATATTATACACATCTGCATCTATAGGGCCTAATATTCCTTCTATAATTTTAACTGTAAATAGAATAGCTTAATACTAAAAAGAATTATTTTATTTTTTTTCTTATTTTTTATATATTTGTTATAAATAGAGGTTATGAATATTCAAGCAAAAGATTCCTTTTTTAATAGTTTGAAGAGATTGAGTTGGCATCAAAGTCCTATTTATAGGGCCTATAGCCTATTCAAATATGATCTCCCTGGGTTCGTAAAGAATGTTTGGAGATTTCGCCGTGAGCTATGGTCTCATCGCTGGTGGGATTATAGGTTTACTATAGAGATTCTAAAAAGATCTCTCGAGATCCAAGAACAAGGTATGAGATTGAAGGGTATAGAAGTGTCTGAAAGTCTAGACAAAAAAATAAATAAGATGCAAAGAGCTATCAAGCTTTTGCAGAATAGGATAGATGACAATTATATTGAAAGAACAGAGAAAGATTTTGGTGAGTTAGTAATGAGAGACTGGAAGTTTGAAGAAACAAATGAAGGTAACTATCTTCTTGTAGATGAAGATACAGAAGATGAGAAGAAACACAATAGAATGATATTTAAAAAGGCTCATGAACTAGAAGCCAAAGAGTGGAAAGAATTGTGGCAAATTATTGAAGGAAAGAAATATAAAGAGTACAAGGATTATGATGGGTCAGATCTAAGAGGTTGGTGGGATTAGCTAGAAAATTATTACTTATGATAGGCGTTATTTTATTAATCGTAGCTTTTTCAGGATCCATCGCCTGGTTATCTGCAGGTGGAATTAAATACATGCACAAAAAACATCCTAAATATAAAAGTAAAGACTTTTTAGATTGGGATAAGCATGTAAACAAAACAGCAGGTAGAGATTCTTGGGATGATCTGCATGATGAAATTTATTGAACTTAAATTAAATAGTTATGAGTAGAATATTGTTAGTAGACATTGATGGAACAATTTGTGACGATATCAAGAATGAAGATAGTCACCTATATCCAACAGCTAAAGAATATCCTGGAGCAAAAGATATTCTAAATAAGTGGTACGATGAAGGAAACACAATTCATTTTTTTACAGCTAGAGAAAGTAAAGATAGAGAAGTAACAGAGACCTGGTTAAAAGAACATGGCTTTAAGTATCATGGATTGATTATGGACAAACCAAGAATCAAAGATGGTCAAGAGTATATGTGGATAGATAATCGCAAAGTCAGAGCAGTTACTTATAATGGAGTATGGTCAGAACTAGTAGATACTAATGCTAACATTCAAACATTTGAAAAATGAATAATCTAGATCGCCAGTATATAGAACTACTATACTATATCCTCAACTTCGGTGTTGAAAAACAAGACCGTACAGGAACAGGTACTAAATCAACCTTCGGTTGGCAGATCAGACACAATATGAGTGATGGATTTCCTTTGTTAACTACAAAGAAGATGGCATTCAAAACAATGGTGACCGAATTGTTATGGTTCTTGAGAGGTGATACTAATATTAAATTCCTTGTTGATAATGATTGTCATATTTGGGATGGTGATGCTTATAAGAATTATTTAAAAGAAGTAGCAGCCTTAGATTTTAGTGTACCTATAAAAGAAGAGTTTATTAGTAAAATAAAAACTGATGATAAGTTTGCAAAGCAGTGGGGTGAATTAGGACCAATTTATGGTAGGCAATGGAGAAAATGGGGAGGATTACAAGATTTAACTGATGATGATAAACCTATTTATTTAGACCAAATCGCAAACCTAATCAACGAACTCAAAACAAATCCTGATAGTAGAAGATTAATGGTTAGTGCTTGGAATGTAGGTGAGTTAGACCAAATGATATTACCACCTTGTCACTATGGATTTCAATGTTATGTTAGAGATGGTAAGTATCTTTCTCTAATGTGGAATCAACGTTCAGTAGATACCTTTTTAGGTCTACCATTCAATATTGCTTCATACGGGTTGTTACTTGAAATAATTGCTAAGACAGTTAATATGGTACCTGATCAATTGATTGGTAACTTAGGTGATGTTCATTTATATAATAACCATATTGAACAAGCTAAAGAACAAATTAGTAGATCATCATTTGAATTACCAAAACTAAAAATGAATCCTATATTCTTAGCTAATTTAGAACATAAAGGATTGGATGAAGCAGTTAATGGACAAGTCAATTTTGAATTAGAAAATTATCAATGCCATCCTAGTATTAAAGCGCCGCTAAGTAATTAACAATACTTTATAATTTACAAATTAGCTTCTCTAATAAGCTGTCCTATTTATAATAAAAATGAAAAAGATCATCACCTTAGTATTAGCTACAGTATTAGTAGCCGGAGCCTTTTCTCAAGAACAGCATCATCCTAATCACAACCAGCGTAGGCCAATCCACCCTTTCTTTTTTATTAAACCCCAAAAGGTAACAGAAAAGAAAGATGTAGTGGTTGTTACCTATAACAAAAAAGATTGGGAAAGACTAAACGATATTAAAAGAGGTAAGTTAATGAAAAACAGAAGACAATTCTCAGAGCAAGGAAAACATCGTATTCCACCATTTGTAAAATAATCCCTCACTATAAAGAAAAATAGCCTCCAATTTGGGGGCTTTTTTTATATTTGCTATATGACATACGAACAAAGGCGGGACTGGTTACTCAAGACAATGAGAAAACAAACAGATAGTTGGCTTAAAGAGGATCAATATGAAGAGTGGCAAAAAAGAAACAAGCCAAAGCACTCGTATACTTTCAAACCAAAAAGGACTATTAGAACAAGCGATATTTATAATAAAGAATGTTTAAAGTATTATCCTCAATTACAATAGCTCTTTTACTTAATGTGTCATTAAAGGCACAAGATACAGTTAGATTGGTCCATAAAGAGTACCTTACTGTATTCTCTAAATCTTTAAAGTATCCTGTATTAGTTGAATGGTGGTTAACAAAAGAAAAAGTTAGTTGTACAAACCCCATTCCAAGAAAAGATCAGTTCATTCCTGATCCGCTTCTGGCCTCTGAAACAGATTTGACAAAAGATTATACAGGTTCTGGTTTTGATCGTGGCCACATGGCTCCAGCAGCCGATAATCAATGTTCTGGGCCTGATGCTATGAAAGAATGCTTTTACTTCTCTAATATGACTCCTCAATATGGTTCATTAAATAGAGGAGACTGGAAGACACTAGAAATGCAGACTAGAGAATTAGCCAAGTCTTTAGATTCAGTTAAAGTATGGACAGGATCTGTTGGTGAAACAAAAAAGGTGCAAAGACTATCCATACCAGAAAAGTGTTGGAAAGTCATTTATATTAAAAAGACAGGCGAGTTTAAAGCATATATTTTTAACAATGATCAATCTAAAGCTAACGGAATTGAAGACAATCTAGTTAAGATTGAAGATGTTGAGAAGTTAACAAATTATAAATTTAAAATAAAGTAGTATGAACGTTATGTATTTTTCAGCTGATTGGTGCGGTCCTTGCAAAGTTTTTAAACCAATTGTACAACAAGCATCACAGGAGTTAGGAATTCCTGTTAACTATATTAATGTAGACTATGATGCATCCTTTACTCAGAAGTACTCTATCACTTCTGTACCTACTATTATAGTAACAAATGATCAAGGAGATACACTTTACAGAAAGTCTGGAGTTATGTCTAAAGATCAAGTAGTTGCTATGTTTAATCAATTTAGATAGTCTTTTAAGATATTTATATCTAAAGTAGGTTGGTCAATTAGTTGTGGTAATAGGTTTTATAATAATTAAAATTTGTTTACCAAACTGTTAATCAACTATGGATATTAGCAAACTTAAAGGACACATTCCTGATTCTGTATTATCACAAATCCCTAATACTGCGGCTAAGTTTGAAATTAATACTCCGCTCCGTTTAGCGCATTTCCTTTCCCAATGTGGTCATGAGTCTGGACAGTTTAGAGTAGTTAATGAAAACTTGAACTATGGTGCAAAAGGTCTACTTGGCATATTCAAAAAGTATTTCCCAACTGAAGATAAAGCTAAAATGTATGAGAGAAAGCCTGAAAAGATCGCTAACCTCGTTTACGCTTCAAGGATGGGCAACGGTCCAGAATCATCTGGAGACGGTTACAAATATCGTGGCCGCGGTTATATTCAATTGACAGGTAAAGACAACTATACTGCATTTGGAAAATCAATAGGTGAGAATATTGCAGTTACTCCAGATTTAGTAGCTACACAATACCCACTACTTTCTGCTGCTTGGTTCTTTAATAAGAACGGACTACATAAGTTAGCTGACAAAGGAGCAACTCCTGAAGTAGTGACTATGGTAACTAAGCGTGTTAATGGCGGTACAATTGGTTTAGCTGATCGTCTTAAACATTTCAAAGAGTACTACGAACTACTCAAGTAGTTAACGATTTGATAATACGATAAATTAACATCTCAAAAAACGGTTTGATACTTATATAGGTACTAACAGTCCTAAATAATGATCAAGCCGTTTCTTATTTTTGTTTCGCTATTTCCACTTTCTTTATTCTCTCAAGACACATTATTCAACCAAAAACTTAGTGAAATTACAGTAAAATCTGTAGCTAAGAAAGAGAGTAATTTATCTGTAATTAATCTAGTAAAGAATAACTCTGTAGTATCAGATGGTATATCTATCGAATATTTAAAAAAGACTCCTGATAGAACAGTTGGTGATGCTCTTAAAAGAGTTAACGGTGTAACTATTCAAAACGATAAGTTTGTCTTAGTTAGAGGTTTAGCAGATAGATATAATTCTGCTATGTTAAACAAAACTATTTTACCTTCAACAGAACCGGATAGGAGAGCATTTTCATTTGATATTATTCCTTCTAGTTTAATAGATAACATTATAGTAGCAAAATCATCATCAGCTAATTTACCTGGTGATTTTTCTGGAGGTCTGATACAAATAACTACTAAAGACGTATCGGGTAATTTTTTAAACATATCATTAGGGAGTGGTTGGGGTTTAGTTTCAACTTCGAAAGGATTCAAGTTAGTACAAGCTACTGAATTCCCTTCCGCTTTCCCTTCTACTTACAGATTTCGTATAGGTAGTTTAGGAGACAGAAGAGCATATACTAAACTAATGAAGTCGTATGATGCTAGATCTTTTACATCTACACCTAACTACAATGGTGCTATTTCATTTGGTATTAAAAAAAACAAGTGGAATGTATTGTTCAGCTCTACAGGAAGAAAATCTTACTCTTTAAACTATATCGATAGATTAGACTATCAATCATCCACAGAACTTGCGTACAAATATAAAGATACTTCGTATACTACAACAGAATCACTGAATGGTTTATTAAACCTTACATACATAGGAAAGTATAAGTATAGTCTAAAGACTTTGTTTAATCATCAAATAGAACAATCATATCTTACTAGGTTTGGTGAGAACTACGATAACGTACAAGATGTAAAAAGCACATCAAGCAATAAAATAGTTAAGAGTGTTATTAATTCTCAGTTTGATGCTAAGATGAAAACAATAGATTTTAATTTAGGCTATAACTTAATGTTAAGAGATCAACCTGATTATAGAGTTAATCCTATTACAAAGTCTTTAGGATCTAACCAAAACTATTCTATAGCTTGGAGAGATACATACAGATTCTGGAGTGTAATGAATGAAAATAGCTTTAATGCTGGGATCAACAAGGATTTTGGAAACATTAAAGTTGGTAGTAGCTATTTGAAAAAGCTAAGACAATTCCAAGCCAGAATATTTAGGTATGAAGCTATTGACTTAATGAATGAAATAACAAATAATACAGATAGATATAAAGCAAACTTTGATTTGTCTTCTATATATCTTATGTATGATAAAGAGTTTGGAGACTGGAAACTAAATACAGGATTAAGAACAGAATACAATCTATTTAATGTTAATACAGCAGATTTTAGTGGACAAAAAGTAAACGTAGACAGAAAGTATTTAGACTTCCTTCCATCATTAAATGTATCTAAGACAGTAGATAGAATAAAGAAGAGATTTTCTATAAGTAAAACTTTAGCAAGGCCTGAGTTTAGGGAAGTTGCTAACTTTGCCTATTACGATTTTGTAAGGAATGCTCAATTGTTAGGCAATTCTAAACTAGAAAAGTCAGACATATATAATGTAGATCTTAAGTGGGAATACTATCCAAAGACAGGTGAAACAGTTTCTGTAGGAGTATTTGGAAAACAATTTATAAAACCAATTGAACAAATAGTAGCGGATGGATCTGTTCCATCAAACCTTCTACTAACTTATACCAATCCAGATAAAGCATCTCTATATGGTATTGAAATAGAAGTAAGAAAAAAAATGGCAGAATGGTTAGACTTCTATGCTAATACATCAATCATGACATCAGAGGTTAATGTAAACGGATCTAAAAGACAATTACAAGGTCAATCCAATTATATTATCAATGGTGGATTAAACTTACATAAAGAGTCTAATACTATCAATGTAACATATAATAGAGTAGGAGACAGAATATCTGCAGTAGGTTTTCAAGGATACTCTGATATATTTGAAAACTCAAGAGACGTAGTAGACATAGTGTATTTAAGAAAGTTAAAGAAAGGAGAAATCAAATTAGCCATATCAGATATATTAGCGCAACCCTCTAAATACTATCAAAAGAATAGAGGAGATTTAATAAAAACAAATAACGAACAAACAATTTCATTAACATTAAACTTGAATTTATGAAAAATTTATTAAGCGTATTACTTTTAGTAGGTTTATTTAGTTGCACAAAAGATTTAGGTGGAGACGATGGACCGATCAATGTTCCTTCTTCAACTACTCTATCAGGTAATATCAATGCAACAACTACATTAACCTCAGATAAAGTTTGGACACTTAAAGGTTATGTATATGTAACTGATGGTGCTAAATTAATTATTCAACCTGGAACTATTATTATAAGTGATATCGCAGAGAAAGGTGCGTTGTGTATTGAAAGAGGCGCACAAATTATTGCAGAAGGTACAGCGGCTAAACCTATTGTGTTTACTTCTGGAAAACCTGCTGGTGAAAGAACACCTGGTGATTGGGGCGGTATTGTTATTTTAGGTAAAGCAAAGACTAATAGAAGTTCTGAACCAACTATTGAAGGTGGTATAGGCCGTCCTTATGGAGGAACTAACGATCAAGACAATAGCGGAATATTAAAATATGTTCGTATAGAGTATGCAGGTATTGCGGCACTTCCTAATTCAGAGATCAATGGATTAACTTTAGGAGGAGTAGGTTCAGGTACTACAATTGAATATGTTCAAACAATATATGCTAATGATGATGCATTTGAGTTCTTTGGTGGAACAGTATCTCCTAAAAACTTATATGCATTCGCAACAGCAGATGATGACTTTGACTTTGACTTTGGTTATACAGGAACTGTAACAAATGGAGTATCAAAACGCGATCCTAAGTTTGTAGATAATGGAGACGCAGGAAACGGTGTAGAATGTGATAATGATGGTACAGGATCATCAGCACAACCATTTACGCATCCTAAACTCATTGGGATGATTCTGGTAGGTCCATTTGATGCTAGCTCATTAACCAATCACAATTTAGGTTTGAGATGGAGGAGAGCTACCCAATTCACTATAACCAATTCCAAGATATTGGGTTACATGAAAGGCGGATTTAGTATTGAATCAAATGAGACTGCTCAAGCATATAAAGATGGAGTAAGTAAGTTTGAAAACAACGAAGTACAATCCTACGATCTTCTACAGAATTTTAAATCTACTTCTGCAGTAATAACAGCGGTAGATATGAAGACTAAGGCTTTGTCACAAGGAAATAAAGAAGTATCATATACTAAATTAGAAATGGAAACAATGTCTAAACCTGGATGGACAATAGGATGGACTAAATTCCCAGTTAAAGGGCAATAATATACGTTCATATATAGATAGTAAGATATTTATATTCATGAAGAGCCTTTTAGAATTATTAAACGAAGTAAAGAATAAAGATGAGAAGTTTGAAGACTTCTCTGAAAAAAGACAATCTGGTGCTGAAAAGATAGCAAATAACGCCAAAGAGAAAGGCGGCTTATCTATGCTAACTTATAATCACTTTATAGTTAAAATGCCATATTACGAGAAGGCAAAGAAAGGCAACTTCGATCCAGAGAAAGGAAAAAAAGAGTATAAAGACTTACTAGATAAATTAGTTAAGGCATCTGAAGACGTAAATATGACCCAAACTGAATTCCAACGCCTGGTTGGAAAGATAGAAGTAGTGGGCGAACTCATCATAAAGAGTAAGGAAACACAAAAATAAAAGTGGTTAACTAGTAAGATTAATTGTATAATATCCAATACAGTTTGTTATATTTGTATTAATTAAAACAAAAAGCACATGAAAAAGATCATGATTATGTTTGTAGCAGTATTGACTATTGCTGCATGCAACGGAACAAGCGAATCTAATATTGCAGTAGACTCTTTAGCTGTTGATTCATCAGCAGTATTAGCTATTGATTCAACTGCAGCTAAGATTCCAGCAGACTCAGTATCTGTAGTTAAGTAATGAGTTAAGTGTTGTCGAGGGAAGCGCTCGGAAAGGATACCGTTGAAACTCCTTTTTGATATAAAATAAAAATTCAATATATGAAAGTTATGTGTATTCAAGGACACGAAGGTGTTCTACAAGATGGAAATGTTTATAGTGTAGTAGGAGTTACTCAAAATGGAAACTACCTCCTTGAAGGAGTAGAAGTTCCAGAAGGATACACATCTTTTGCCAAAGAAAGATTCCAGCCTATTGATTCTTATGATAGCTGGAGCGATGATTGGACAGAACAGATGGAAGAGGAATACTGGGAAGAGCAACCATCTCCTGAGCACACTACTTAGTTCTTTAACTTATGGGGCATACTTGGAATTGATTGCTATGAGATCGATAGTACCACATGCAGGCGTTTGGTAGAGTCGCCTTAGAAAACTGCAAACAATAACTGACGAAATGTCAACAATGACCTTCGATGACCTTATGGCCTTCGTTGGTGCCGACTACGCTGTAGCAGCCTAGTCCGCAAACGGGTGAGTAACCTAGGAACAGAACTACTCTGAGCGTTCACGATCGACTCATTAAATAAGGACCGTGGTTATGGCATTCCCTTTTGGGCCATGTAATCAATTGGGTGGTAGTCTCTCCATTACGGGGCCAATTACAGTACAGCGCAAGCAGTACTAAGCATGTGAGACGTTGGTGTTATAGGTACTTAGTAAGACCTGGGTTCGAATCCCAGATGCTCCACTATTTAAGGGGTAGTTCTTTAGTGAGCTATCCCTTTTTTTGTATATTTATATCTGAGTATGAGGACTTTCTTATTTATTTTATTCGTATTTACATGTTTATTTAGTGCAGCTATTGCACAACCAAATAAGATCGTTGTAGGAACTGTTACCAACCAAATTAAGCTTGGTCCAATGAAAGGTAATAAGAATCTAACACTAGGCCTAAAAAATATAGCTGAAGAAGCTATTTTAGATAAGTCAGATAAACTTGTTTTGGTTGATGACATTGAGCCAGGAACTTATCAGTTGAATATGGAGATTGTTTATTTTGATATTCAACAAACGTCTACTGGTATAAGTGTCTTCCATAAGACTGACAACGAGACTATTATTAGAATAAAAGGTACGTTGTTACTAGATGGAAAGAAGGTAAAAGATTATGTTGCGACTGGAACTAGTTCTGAAATATCTACCTCAACTATGATTATCGATGAAGGTGGTGGTTTTAATCAAGCGTCTGCACGTTCTGCATTGAAAAAAACCATTATAAACCTAATCGATAAACTACTATGAAAAAACTATTATTAGCTCTATCGCTTCTAATCAGTTTTGCTTCTTATTCACAAACACCTCAGATTGGCCACTTCCAGACTCTAGCTACAGTTCGTCGTGGCGATACTCTAGACGTTGCTTGGTATTATAGACCTGGTGCTTCTGCAGATGTTCGTACATTCCAAGTTGACTGGCAATACAAGAAAGCATTACTAACCCACATTTCTACTACAGTTGATGCTTCAGTTAACGGAATGACTCCAGCTGTAAGCTATAAAACTTGGGATAATTACAAATACAATAATTACTCAAACGGGACTTATAACTATACATCTAATTCAGATTGGACTATAGGCCGTAACTACTTAGTATTATCAAGTGGTTCAACTATTGGATCTAATGGTTACATTATTCACAATAAGTACAAGATTAATTCTGTATCACCAAACTTCGCCTCAGATACTATTACTGTAAACTGGGCTCGTATGTTTAAGGTGGATGGTACTACGATTGGTGATAATGTAGCTCAACTTACAAATCAGAAATTAGCAATTAAGTTATTAGGTAACTTAACATTATCAGGTAAAGTATGGTTAGGTCCAAACATGACTCTAAAACCAGTAGTATGGTGCTATCAAGCCAGTAATAATGCCTTTATTGATTCAGTAACTGTAAACGCTGATGGTACTTATGTTTTAGATAATGTTGATGAGAATACAAAATATAAGTTAGAAGTTAAATTCCCATCTCCATTAGCTACTATTAGAGATAACGCTGTAACAATATCCGATGCTGTTAAAGCGTACGATGAATATACATCCACTGATGTTAACCAAGTTTATAGCCGCCAATACTTAAAAAATGGATTAGCATATTTGATTGCTGATGTTAATAAAACAGGCACATTAGATGGTGGTGATCCATACTCAATCTATGCTTCAGTATCAGGATTAAAACCAATCGATACAACTAAGTTAATTAACGTATTTAAGAAAAATGTTTACGATTCATTAACTATAGGAGCAAATCAATGGAATGACTGGGTTGGTTATACTAATAGTGGTGTAACATATATCTTTGATAGTGTAGGTGTAGTTAATTTAACAGGTGTAGATATTAAATACTACATCTTAGGTGATGTTGATAGAACACATTCATCCCCAGTATATGATGCTGGTGGTGCTTTAATAGCTGCTGCTAAGTATATTGGAAATATGGATATTAATATACCAAATGTAACTGCTCCAACAGGTCAAGCAATGTATGCTAGTTTTAATATGAATACTAATGGTATTAAGAATGACGGTTTACAGTTTGAAATGAAATATGATCCAAATAAAGTTAAGTTTGAGGAAATTATTTCAAACATTCAAGGGCCATGGTTACAATATTTAACACACGATGATGTTAATGGTATTATTCGTTTCGGTGGAATGAATAATCAAGTATTAGGATCATTAACAGGTAATGTAACTCCATTTAAATTAAAATTTTCCCCAGTTGGTAATAATGACGTTCAAACAAATGTATATGTTAGACGTTTAATGGATGCTAGTGATAAAAACGGAGATCACTTCAATATTAATTTAGCATCTGATTATGTAGTATTAGCTACAAGAGCTTTACCTGGATATGTTCAATCAAATGGTGAAACTACAGCTATGATCCGTCCTAATCCAACTAGTGGTTTCTTTGAATTAGTAGTTACTTTCCCTAGAGGAAACATGTCTTCATTAGCAACAGTATATGATGTTACAGGACGTAAAATAAAAGATATTGGTAAAATAGTTAGCAACGAATATATAACAACTGTAATTAAACAAGTAGATTTAACACAAGCTGCTAATGGTCACTATTTATTAGTGTTAGATAATGAAAATCAAAAAAGATTAACTAAACAATTTATTAAAGCTTAAATTTATGTCAGAAGAATTAGAACAAAACGAAGGTACTTGGTCAGGTCTTAAAAAAACCATTATTGGTGTTGCTACAACAGCTGTTATGGGCTTAGGAACATGGGGTGTAACTAAAATAACAGGCGGTGGTGATGAATCTGCCCCTGCACCTGCTGCACCTGCTCCAGTAATTAATATTACAACAAATAACACTCAGCAACAACAAGCTGCCGGCGGCACTAAAGTAATTGAGCGTGTAGTTGAAAAACCAGCTGCAAAACCTACTGAGCCAGCTAAACCTAAGAAAGAATTTTCGGAAGAACCAAAATGGTAATAAAATGAATCAACAACCAAGTGGATTTAGAGATCTATTAAATAAAATGATGAGCCGTAGATGGTATATCACGGCAATGGTATTGGGTGGATTTATATTAATTATTGGCGGTATATTTACTGCTATTAGTTTACAAACACCAATGGCTGCAGCATGGAAAGAATTATTAATGTTATTATTAGGTGCCTTCATTGGTAGCTACGGTAAGATTATTGATTACTGGTTCAGCGATACTGACAAAGATAAAATGTTAGTGCAGAAAATGGATGAGGAAGATGGTGTTAGTATGGGTAGTGTTAATGATATTAAAGAAAGCAACAAACCATTTACTCCATTAATTCCAGATGCTTTTGTAGCAGGTGCAGCAGCAGCTAGAGATTTAGCTGTAGTTGAAAATAAACAGAACTACGACCTTAAGAAAGATGAGCAAGAACATCGTCAAACTATGGAGTTAGATGAGCAAGAGCATGATCAAGAGATGGAGAAATTAAAATTAGAGCATGAGTTAAAATCACATAGATATTGCGAGCATGTTTGGGGCGATAGTGATAATGATGGAGAGTTAGAATGTCAGAAATGCGGTTTATTTAAAGATAGTTACGATGAGTCACATTAATAACGATTAAATCTTTTAAACATGAAAAGCTGGTTAAAAAGTTTGTTTGATGATTCAAACACAATCAATGAAAAGTCTGTTGTAGGTTTTATTGCTTTTACAATGATGGTAGTAACATTGATTGCTGACATTGCAACCGGTGTGATGGGTAAAGAAATGCCTATTCATGAGTTTGTATTTGATGGTTTTATGGTAGTTGTACTTGGAGCATTTGGTATTGCTTCAGTAGATAAGTTTATCAACAAAAGAAAAGGAGCAGAGTAATGAAAAAACAGTCTGTTAAAACATTACTGATTGTAATTTTATGGTTTATAGCTATGTTTCTTATAGCTCAAAAGGCTACATCGCAAGTTATAGGTAAAACAACTACTGAAGACTATAAAGCTTCTTTTGAGAAGAAGTCAAATATAGATAGTTTACTTGAGTACGACGGTCCTAAAATTCCTATTCAAATACTTAGCTTAGGTATTAGTGACGAAGTGTACGCTATGTATCCTGAATTAAAGGACAAACGTGTTGGTTTAGGTGTAACTAATATTGTAGTTGAGTTCTTAGAAGAGACTAACCATTTTACATTTACTGAGGATAAAACAGAGATCAAGAATAGAATGGTTAAACAGTTTCAAGCATCACAGTCAGGTATAACTCAAGACAAGTTAGATGGTAGAGGTAAGATACGTTTAGCTCATTACTTTGCGTACATCGAATGCTACGACTTCTCAGTTTCAGAAGATGAAACATTAAACATGAAAGACGGAGTTAAGAACACAGTCGTAACTCGTTTAGGTCTACAAGTTAAATTTGTTGATGCTGAAACAGGAGAATATTTCACTGGTTCAGGTTTGGGTGAAGCTAAGACAGTTAGAGAATTAACATTAATGAATGACGATAACTTTAGTGAAGTTAAATTTAATCAATCAACAATAGGTACATCAACTAAAAAAGCATTAGAGATTGCAGCAGGCAAAATATTGCTTCGCATGCATAAGAAAGGAATATTTAAAATGCAATAATATGTCTACGAAAGAAAGCGGAAGCGGGTTTATGGATACGTTTTTAAGTAAATTAAAGGAGCAATCATTTACCATTATACTGTTAGTTGCTATAATGTACTATCAAAATCAGAGATATCAAGAACAGGTTTCTGGTTATAAACAAATGATTAATGACAAAGAAGAAATTATTTTAAAATTAAATGATGATGAAAGACAAAGGTTGATTGAACGAAATCAATATTTGCAGCAACAAAGAGATAAGTACGTAGAAGAGTTAATAGATAAAACAAAATAAAATGAATGAACAATCAGGCACACAAGCTTCAGTTGAAATAAATGATAACGTATCTGTAAGCACAGGTAATGAACAAGTAGGTGCAAGTGCAGATGCGTCTTATAGTGCAAGTGCAGATGCAAGCGCACATGCCGAAGCAGGTATTGATGGTGGAATGGCTCATACATCAGCAGAAGCTAGTGTACACGCTGAAGTAAATGCTGAAGCAAATGCAGAAGCACATGCTAATCAAGAATTAGGTGGAGGTGTAAGTGTAGGAGCTGAAGTAGACGCTCATGCTGAAGCTCACGCTAGTGCAGATGCAAGTGCTGAAGCACATGCTCAAGCAGGATGGGATGGTTCAGATGCTAAAGCAGAAGTAGGTGCTAGTGTAGAAGCTAGAGTTGAAGTAGGAGCAAGTGCTGAAGCAAATGGTAAAGTAGGAGTCGATACACCACTTGGAGAAGTAGCAGCTACAGGTACAGCTGAAGGACATGCTAGTGCTTATGCTGAAGCTCATGCTGGTGCTGAAGCTCATGCTTCAGTAGGTGAACATGGAGTTGATGTAGGTGCTGGTGCTATAGCAGGTGCTGGTGTTGGAGTTGAAGCAGGCGGTAGTGCCGGAGTTAACACACCAATTGGTGGTGCTAAAGTAAGCGGAGAAACAGGTGCTAGTATAGGTTTACAAGCAGGAGCTGAAGGTGAAGGTCATACAACATATAACGATGGTGAAGTTAGCGTTGGTATTAGTGGCGAAGCAGCTTTATTAGTAGGATTAAAAGCAGATGTTAATGTTGATTTGGATTTGAAACCAGCAATTAATGTAGGAGAGACAGTTGTAGATAACACTCCTAAAGTAGTAAATAATGTTGTTAATGAAACAAGTAATACTGTAAACAACGTAGTTAACAACGCTGGTAACGCAATTGCAGATACAGGAAGAAAAATAGAAAAAAGCAAAGCAAACCCTAAAAATTGGTTTTAAAAAATATAGGAAGTGATTGTTCTGAAGTTATTAAAATAAAACTGGATGATTGAGAAGACTAAGAACATACTTAAGTATATTGTTCATTATATGTCTCAGTTGGAAAGCTGAAGCACAAACACTTACGTATTCTTTCATAGATCCTTGTACAAAAGCGGTAACGTATTTTTCAATACCTGCTACTGGCACAACAGTATTCTTTTTAAGTCAATCAAAACAATTTACATCAGCAGATATTCAAAGTGGTGCATTTGCTACTTGGGTTAATCAAGTTTATGCTGATTATCGTAAAGTATCACCTTGTGGTCAACAGCAAGGACAAGTAACACAAAACCAAATTACAGCTCAAATTATAGGTAGCACTGTACAAAGTATAGTGAGTAGCATAATGAGTCAAGCTCAATCTGCTGCTACAAGTACAATTACAAATGTAGCTACATCAGCGTCTACGTCTAATTCATCCTCAGCAGGAAGTAGTGACGCTGCAAGTAAAAACAATAAGAATGGTAATAATAAGAAAAAAGAATCAGTTGGAGCTAATAATCAATCTAGCTCTTCAAATACAACGAGTGGTAGTACTAATGACCAATCTACTTCTACAAGTAATACAAACACTAATAATAGCAATACTAATACTGGGAGTAGTAATACTAACAACAATACCAATAACAGTAGCAGCAGTACTAATACACAAAATCAGAATGATAGTAAGAAAGATGAAAAAGGTAAAGAAGTTGCAGCAACGACAACAATGAATATAGATCAACAAAACCAAAACAGCTCTAAAGATGATAATAGTAGCGGAGGAGGTAAGGGTGGTAAAAATGGAGGTAAAGGTGGATCAACTAATCCATTAATAGTATCGTCCGACTTTACAACAGCTCAAAATCTAGATAAGTCTTTTACTCCTATACTTAACTTGAGTATGTCTCAATCATCAATGACAGGCATGTCAAATTGGGGTATAACATCAATGATATGGTTTAATTTTAAACAATTCGCTTTATCTGGTAAGTATACTAAAATCAACTTTAGTAAGAATGGTAAACTTAAGTGGGTTCATAACTTTAATTTGACAGGCGTATATAGTTATGGTAATATAATTGGGTTTGTTGGTTATAGTGGTATATTAAATGCAGGAAAATGGGGTGTGACTGGATTTAATACTAGTGCTGCTATAACTAAAGTAAATGGTGAAGAGAAAAATACATTTGTATCCCCATCACTAACAGCATTTTATACTAGACCATTTACTACAGGGAAAAAATTTACCATATCACCAGAATTGTATATTATTTCAACCCCATTGATCTATTCTACTAATGAGAGAGTGACAACAACAGATAGAACATTTAGTGCGTTTATAGGTAGCGGCTTTGATTATCAACTAACTAGAAGGTTCAAATTTAATATGAACTACAAAGCAAATATGTCAACTAATCCAGACTTTCCAATCTTATCATTCTTTCTAATTGGAAGTAAGATTAATCTATGAGGTTACTACTTATCATATTACTATTTCCCTTCATAGCAATTGGGCAGTCTATAACTGCTCCACCAGGTAGAACTTATCAAGTTAGCACAGCAAATCAAGATGCTAGTGGATTTGTGATTAGTGGATTTACAACTGAAACACTATTAGCATCAATTGGATTTGTTAATCCACCATCAGGTACAACATTTAGTATTACAACTACAACAGGACTTACTAGAGCAACAGGCTATACTAGTTGGACTAATATTACACGTATTAGTTTTACAGGAACACAAGCTAATATTAATAACGCTTTAGCATCATTGAAGGTAAATACTGGTGCTACTCTAGGTAATGTTCAAATATCAATATCAACAACAGTAAACCCAACTGGGTATTATTATAATGCTATTAACGGTCACTTTTACTTACCTGTGTCAAGCGGCCAATATTATACGACAGCCAAGTCGTTAGCGGCACAGCAGACATTTAAAGGACAAACAGGATACCTTGTAACAGTTACATCATCAAATGAAGAATCGTTTGTTATATCAAATGTACCTCAAAGTAATATATGGATTGCCCTATCAGATGCTGCTCAAGAAGGATATTGGAGAATAGATGCTGGTCCTGAAAATGGTACATTAATTAAAACAGAAAACGGTCAAACAGCTGGTAATATTGTAGGTCAATATAATAACTGGTGTGTCGGTGAACCTAATAATGCTGGTGGTGAACATTATGCCGTCACAAAATGGGGTGGAGGTAGTTGTTGGAATGACTTACCTAATAGCTTCAGTTGTGCTTACATAGTTGAATTTGGTACCTGGGCTAATCCAGCTGATGCTACATTTACTGGATTCTACACTGCAAATACTACTAATACAGTTGCTATAACCAATTTACTATCAGGTACAGTTACTATACCTGGTGGATTAAGTTCAAGACCATTACTTACACTTTATAGAGTAGTAAATGGAGTTGATCAACTTGTAGACTACAAAACAGTAGCTACAAACGGTACTTATACATTTACATTACCAAACCAAAATTCAACATACAAATTAGTACCTTCATTAACAATGCAAGGTGTAACATCAACCGATTTTGATTTAGCTTGGGGTGAAGTACAAAATATAAATACACCGACTAATACAGCTGCAGGTCTAGTAATGACAGGTACTAAACAATGGAAAGCTGCTGATGCAAATAAGAATGGTGCTCTTGACTTAGGTGATGCTTATTTAATTGCTGCCCACAATAGTGGATATAGATTAATAAATGAAGTACTATGGTTTAATCCAACTGATTATGATAATATAACTAGAGCTAATTTTGCTATGATTAATCCAGTAACATCATTTACTATAAATGTAGTGACTAGTGACATTACTCAAAACATCAAGTACTGTATACTTGGCGATGTAAATTTATCCCACTCTTCTAATTGATTTTATATTTATTAGTAGTAATAAAAAAAATAAAACATTACTATAAAGATATATTGTTAACATAAAACAAAACATCTTATATTTGTATTAATCAATCAAACAGTTATGATATACACAATTTGGATCATTAGCATTATATACTGCATAGCTAAGATGTACAAATCTTATAACAAGAAAGGAATAGATCCAGTCTATGCTACACCAGGTCTAGAGACTTTAGCAATCCTAGTAATGGCGCCAGTTCTAATGGCAGTAGACGCAACTCTTACATGGGTTCGTAAGTTCAAAGAATATAGAGAAGAAAAGCAAGATAAGATATTTTAGTTAATTGTCAGGTGGTGAAAGCTAGATCGGCATGGTATACACACCCTCTCGTCTCGAGGGCGCAGAATATGAGACAGGTAAATGGATATGGGTTGACCACAAAGCCGGCTATTTTGTCCCTTACCGAATCACTGCATGGAGGTTCGAATCCTCCCTTGACAGCACAGTTACCGTTCTTTGACATATAAGGAGAAATAAAACATGGATATATTATCATTTATTTTAGGAATGTCCATTGTGGTGGTTATCGCGGTTGCGGTAGTTGCTGTAATGGCCTTTGTTAAGGTCAATAAACATAACAAAGAAATTGAAACAATTCATACCATTATGGGTAATGAATCTGAACGAGTGAATAGAGATATAATGGATACACAAAGAGATATTTACTCTTCGTTAGATTCCAGACTAGATAAATTAGAAACAAAATTAACTAATAGAAAATAAACAATAGTTAAAGGACGGTAACTAAACTTCTGAACACAGTGAGTCTAATAAAACTAGCCCTAAGGCCACGGGATCGAAAACTCAGGAATGCCTCTTAACAATGCACAAATATCCTCTGAATCGTTAGTCAGCAGTGTAAGGTAACCCCACTGGGGAATAGGGTTGCAAATTGTCAGGTGGCGGAAGAAGGACTGCACTGATAAAGCAGTATCCTCATGGTAGACGCATATTAGAAAGCTCCTATAAAGTAATAGTTAATGTCGTGGAGCTTTGACATTAGCATACAGGTTCGAATCCTGTCCTGACTACGAGGGGAAAGTAACTTAAAGAGAGCCTCAAATGGAGAATCTGTACAACTTGTCTAGGTTATGTACAGTGCGACCGCCGGTAAAGATCTCAGCAAGTGACCGTGGGGAGAGACCCAACCAGCCTCGGTGGTGGAATTGGTAGACACGCAGCACTTAAAATGCTGTTTGCTGAAAGCGAGTACGGGTTCGATTCCCGTCTGAGGCACTTAGGACCTATAGCTCAGCTGGTTAGAGCATCTGACTCATAATCAGAGGGTCCCTGGTTCAAGTCCAGGTGGGTCCACTTCCTGCTCCTTTGGCGGAATTGGTAGACGCGCTAGACTTAGGATCTAGTGTCGTAAGACGTAAGAGTTCGAGTCTCTTAGGGAGCACAAAATAAGAAGTATTGAGAATAAACTTAATTGCAGTCTTTGTAAAAAATACTCCACTTAGTATTTTAATAATCATATTGACATGATATATGCTTATATTTAATAAGCGCAATCTAAAATTATATTGTCAACATAAATAACAACAAATGCAACAACAAAAACAAGTTAGAGTCAATATACCTATTGACAAAACCACTGGAGTTTCTTGTGAAGAATGCGGATGTACTGCATTCCAAGAAGCTTTAATGTTACGTAAGGTTAGTAAGTTTTTAACAGGAGACTCACAAGACGGTATTATGCCTATAGCAACATTCTCTTGTGTAAAATGTGGACACGTTAACAAAGAGTTTTATCCTAAAGAATTGACTAAGAATGAGCAAGAATAAAGACATCTACGGAACAATTACAGAATATAAAGCTGAGAATAGCAGGACTGTACTTAAAGCAGATTCTATTGTAGATTCGGTCGTAGATAAGTTTATTGATCGTTCTAGAGTAGGTAAAGCAAAATACGGTACAACATTAGATCGTGAAGATTATTCTCTTTCAGAATGGCTTACACATCTTCAAGAAGAATTGATGGATGCAGTTAATTATATTGAGAGAATTAAGAGGATTGTTGACGGTAAAAAGAACTAATGCCTAAACCTAAAATAGATATCAATTGGGCATATCAAAAGGCCGTATCGTATTCTCAGTATTCTATATATAAACAATGCCAATACCAATGGTATCTAAGCTATATTAAGAAGGAGTCTAGTTTTAA